TGATTCCCTGAGCCAATCCATCAAAAGCGTCTAGCATCCCATTTAATGCTCTTGTGACACCAAGAAGAACATCCACAACACTTTTCCAAAAACCTAAAAATCTTTCTCCCCATTTTTCTAATAGTGTTTTGAAAGCAGCTTTAAGTTGATTAACCTTCATAGCAAGAGTATCGAATCTAATATTAGCTTCTTGGTTCAAAGCACTTTGCCTTTGAGCTTCTCCTCTAGCTAATTCAATTGATTTAGCTAAACCTTCATTGTTATTAGCTAAAGATAATACAGCTCTAGAAGTTCTAACATTACTTAAACCTAGTTCGTTTAATACAGGAGTGACAGATTTTCCTTGTTGTGATAATCGGCTTATTCCTTCTAACATTTCTTGAACAGCCATAGCACCATCTTCTCTAAAAGCTGTCGCGAAGTCTCTTCCAATAAGTTCAGATAATGTCTGTAATTTACTTACATTACCTTCTTTTACAGCATTGCTTATATTCATAAACATTTTTCCTAATGCTGTTGCACCAGCAGCTGCGGCGACGCCTGATTCTCTAGTAGCAGCAGAATAGGCTAATATGTCTTCCGCAGATAGTCCTGCAACAGTACCAGTAGCACCGAAGTTTTGAGCGAGTTGAATAATTTCAGATTCTTGAGCAGCTACATTATTCCCTAATTCAACCATTACAGAAGCAAACTTGTTAGCTGATTCTGTTGATTCATTAGTAACATTTAGAAATCTAGCTAGTGAAGTTGCAGCTTGTTGCCCTGTCATGTTAGTAGCAACTGATAATTTACCAATTACTTCAGTAAATGAACTAACATTTTTGGCTTCAACGCCTAACTGACCTGCAACAGCAGCTAAACCTGCTAATTCAACGCTTCTTAAAGGTATTTGTGTAGATAATCTCTGCAAGTCGTTTGCAATTTTTTCAAAAACTACTGGGTCTTTGATATGTGACATAGTTTTTCTGACTTTAGCAAAGGCATCTTCGAAATCCATTGCTGCTTTAGAACCAGCAGTCAAACCTACTGCAACAGCTGCTATATTAGCAACTGCAATAGAGTTGACGGCTGCACCCATAGCTCCACCGATACTTTTAGTAGCGTCATTACCTACTTTTAGTAAAGCGGCACTAGCATCTTTAACACCTTTAGCGGCGTTAACGAAAATATCAATTACTACAGCATTACCTTTAGCCATCAGTATCCATTCCTAAGTCTTTCATTGCATCTTCCATTGATATTTGAACTTTTGGTGGGTTGTTTTGATTATCACTCATATCATCTTTCATTTGCTCATATAAATCTTTCATATATGGGGCATAAAAAGACGATTCTTCAGATACTAAGCCAAAAAGGAGGGTTTTGAATAGCCTCCATGATATTCTTAAAGGGTTGATTTTGAAGAACCTCTGAAAGTCAGCCTCTACGGATGACCATCTTTGTAAAACATCATTATAAGTGATATTTATTTTGGGTCTTCTTCTTCTCCCCCTTCAGAGCCCTCTGCTGCTCTCGGAACAACACCATACTCTTCCAGCAAGTATTGAAGTACTGCTTCTAGTTGTCCCCAACTGACATCTCTATCGAGCATATCTTGGAAAGATTCTTTGCCTATTAAAGCTTCCAACCATTCTCCAAGGTCGTTTTGCCCAATGCCACCTTCTTCATTACTTAATTTAAGTTGAGTTAAAACAACTTTCGCTGGTAGCTGTACTGGTGCTTCATACATTTTTCCAGCTACCTTGAAAGTTAATTTCTCTTCGTCGGCTTCCGCCACCGCTTCATCAAAATCTTTAAATTCTGACATTTAATACCTCCTAATCGTATTAACTATTGATTATTAATTTTTATCAATAATCTTAAATATATTTGAAAATGGAGCGTCGCTATTAGGCTTCAATACTTTGTATTCGATAGTAATTGTTACCTTTTGAGGAGCTTTTGCGTGTGTCATTGAAAATGCACCCACATTAACTGCTCTAGGAACTTGAATGTCCCTAAGCTTTCCTGTCCCTGCTTCATCTGTTCCCGGAGCGTTAACTCTTAACAACAAACCATACTCTAAGAAAGAGTCAGTTGTTGGTGGAACTAATGTATCAAAATCAGTACTTGGACTTCCTGTGGAAATTGTTCCACCAGCCATTGCTAATTTTAAGTTTGCAAGAGAACCCTGTGCGATTTCTCCAGTTATTCTCACTTCTTGAGCAGTTTTGATTGTCTTAATTGGGTCAATCTCTTCTGCAACTGTAACATCTTCGAATGTCTTATCATATTCTAATGAGAATCCACCTTCGGAATATCCAATATCTGTGAAGTGTGATGATGCTGGGGCCTGACCCGGATTAACAGGGAAAGTCGTTGTAGGACTTCCTCCATTAAGGCTAGATTCCAACACCGTATAAAGCGTACCAGTTCCCAAAAGAACTTCTGTAATACTTTGTGCCATTTATTTACCTACCTATAAATTATAAAGAGTTTGTCACTCTTCTTCTTCTACTACTTCGTCAGTCCCGAACCATTCCTCATCGCTTGATACTTCTTCTTTAACATCAGAAATACCTTTAATTTCTCCCATTCCCATTCCTTCTTCAACAAATGTTGGTAAAAGTACATCACCTTGTTTGGTTCTACTCTCTTTGAGTCTTCCCCAATCAGCTTCTTTTACTTCTACCCAGTCTTTGCTGTCAAAAATTATCTCAAGTTTCTCATCCCTCACGGCATCAAAAACATGTATAAAAGGATTTAACTTAACATTTTTCATGTTGCTGCTCCATATATCATTACTACTTCTATATTATAGCGTGCTAAACCAAGCTCTGGTTCTTCTATGCGTGTAGGACCACTTTGGGAATAGAAGCCATGAATAACTCCTACTTCGTTACCAGAACTTGTATATTTTGTCGGTGTTTTAAAATCAAATGTATTAGCAATAGTTTTTGCAGCTAAGTCGTATGCTTGTGCATAATCTGGTTGTCCTTTTGTATTGCTACTCCCATACTTTCCGCCATAACAATCAATAAACAAATTAGCTTCATAAATTAATGCTTCATCAGCACTAGGACTACCACCTAATTGGGTAATAACCATAAAAGGGAGTGTCCCGCTATTTGGTAATCTTGTTGCTATTCTT